GCTAACTTTAATTAAATGATATTTATTAATGATGGAAAATTTATTATCAGAAGGTAGATACGATAAAGTTACAACAGATCTTTCAAGAGAGATTGTTCAAGCTGTTAAACAGGGTAAAAAGAGACTTCAAACTAGAATAACTCTTTTTAAACGTACTAACATTGAAATTAGTGTTTATTTTCATTATTCAGACGAATCTGAACCAGAAGTTTATGGTACTATGTATCCTAAAGCAAGTGAAATTAGGAAACACTATAAAGGTATGAAAATTATTTATCATGTTGTTGTTCCTTTGGATAGAGAAAGAAGAATGCAAGGTTTATCTGATATCATCCCTGAAATTAAAAACATTGTTCGTCACGAAATTGAACATGTTACTCAATCCAAATTTAAAGAAAAAGAAAGAGCTGGGTTCTTCTCAAATAAACGTAGATACCCAGAGGATATTGAATATTGGGAATACTTGACTGAACCTTACGAAGTTGAAGCTTACGTTAGAGGTTTATACAAGAAAGCTAAAACAGTTAGACAACCATTAAATGTGTTATTAAACGCTTGGTGGGATTACTTAAGGTCTGTTGATTTAGACCCATCAGAAATTGAAGCAGTTAAAAGAGCTTGGACTGGTTATGCAGCCAAACATTTACCTAGAACACCTTTAAGACAATTTGGTTACGAAGAGGATAATGCTGGGTACGGTATGAATGTAACTGATGCACCACCTGTTAGAGTTGATTTAACAGACCCAAACATTAATAGAGAAGAAATTAGTGAATCTCTATTATTTGAGGCTAAAAAAGATACTCTAAGGTCAAAATATAATTCAATTCCTGATGAGTTTTTTAACATGATTGTAGATGGTGACCCTTCACCAACAAAAAAATATTCAGAGTGGATGTTAAAACAATATTCACCGATTCCTGCTGAAATTGAAAAATTAATTGATGTTGTAAACAGATTTGATAGGTCTGTTAATAGAATTAATCATGAGTTTATTAGAAAAGGTATTGACCAATTTGAATCTGAAATTGGTATGGATATCCCTATGAGAGATATTGACGCTATATTGAGGTCGCCTAAAGATATTAATTCTTATGCTGGTTTTAGTATTTTAAATGCCATCTTAAACCAAATCGAATCTAAAAAAACAAAAAGAGAGGAGAAAATGGTTGGAGCTGAAAAGATTTATGAAGATGAAAACTTTTTAGTTGTATTACCTAAAACACCTGAAGGTTCTTGTCATTACGGTTCAGGAACACGTTGGTGTGTTGCAGCAAGAGACGGTAATCAATTCAACAATTATTCAAGAAGAGGTACTTTATATTATATAATTTTTAAAGCTAATTCAGTTCTCGATCCTGAAAGAAGAAATAAGGATGTATGGAAGAGAAGACTTCCTGTTTATGAGAAGATAGCGAGATTTATTCCAAATGGTTTGGATTATGGAGCTCATGGTGAGTTTTATGATGCGCAAGATAGACAAATAGAAGAAGATACTATTTTAAATGGGTTTTTCGGTGTTACATGGAATTACCTACAAGGTCTTGGTGAACACATCCAAAGTGTACCAAAAGGTACTCAACCATTTTATGATAGTTTTTACAAAGCTTGGACTAGAATCGACACTCATTACGCTAAAAACGGAATGCAAAAACACGAACCACGTCCTGAAGACTATTACAATGATATGGATGATTGGGGTGAAGACCTAAATTGGGATGATGACGACATTTAAAAAATTATAATATGGAAAAAAGTAGTATGGAAAGTTTTATGTGGATTGTGGATACACAATATCCATCTATTAAACAATATATCTCTAATAAGGGTTATAATAAAATAGAACTAGACATACCTTATAAATGGGGTGAAACTTGGGATCAAAGTTCTTCTGTGGTTGAACCTATATTTAGACATCCATCACAATTCTCAATTAAAAAAAGTTCCGTTTCTTTTAATGAGAGACATTCCTATTTCAAAGTGTTATTAGAATTAAATTAATGAAAAACTTAATCAAGAAAATATTAAAAGAGTCTACTGAAAGTAATTATATCACTATAGCCGGTGTTAATCTAGCCATTAGTGGTTATATTAGTCCACAACCTCAAGGTAGAAGTGATGTTTTTTAATAGTAGAAAATAAAGAAAAAGGTATTGATTATGGAAAATATCTTGAAATCCAAACGATATTCAAGAATGTTGGTATAAAGTCATCTCCTCAAGCTTATAATACAGATGGTAATGTGGTTACAAAAGTTTATGAGATTAGGTTATCAAAATTAGAATTATCCGACATATTGAAAATGTACTTAGAAACAGTACTTAATACTAATACAGATTCATTTTTTGAATAAAAATAGAAAACCCCGATTACTCGGGGTTTTTTGTTAAATGGACGGGTATTTAGAATCCATCTCCTCGATAATAGAAAATGGTGAACCACCAATTCCAGAATAACGAATGTCGTCAAATCCGTTTTCCTTTGTTATCATAGATTCCTTTTCACTTATCGCTCCTGTGAATTTATCGAAACCTTTTTTGTTTTCGATTTTACCAGTAGATGGGTTATAGGAACCCCAATCGGCCGGTCTATCAGGACCTATTGGTTCCACGTAATAAGTTTTACCTGTCCTATATGAATGGACAATGAAACGACCAGACTCATCTCGGTCGGTTAAGAATTTCTGACGGAATTCTTTTGTTGTTTTGTTAGGGATTTCTCATAATTAAATCACTTAGCTTTTCAGTTGTTATTTCACCAAAGTTTCTTTCTGATATTATCCTATAGCCTTGGTGTGTATCTACAGGAAATAATATTAATTGGACTGTGCCTAAACGTGTATGGTAAATCCAAATCTTTCTATATGTTTCAGCAAATAATGCTTCTAATTCTCTTCTCATTATTTTAATAATGTTAATTCTTTTCTTAACTCAGCAATTTTTCTTTGATGTCCTGCAACATCAATTTCTTTAGTATCAGAAGTCTTTTTAGTTAAAGACATTCTTAACTCGTCCTCGAGGAATTTAATTCTCTCTTGGAGTTTCAGTTTCTTTTTTTCTAACTTTCCCATAGTGACCCCGAAGGGGCTCGAACCCTTAACTTACTGGTTAAAAGCCAGTTACTCTACCAATTGAGTTACGAAGTCATTTGTTCTCCCGCTAGGGGAGAAATTTTAAAATTGTGTAATTTAATTGATGTGCTGTCCTTATTCTATGACAATTGGCACACCTTACATCACATTTTTCAATTTCATTATTTATTTTATTTATAGTACTACCATTTGATACTAATTCAGTGATGTTACAAATTTTATCAACACCATCTCTGTGATCAAATTCTAAAACCAATGGATTTGTTTGACCACAATCAACACATGGGTGATTTTTTAAATAATCACAAACATATTTTATTAGTACCTCTTTTCTCTTTTTTCTAGCCTCATGTATTTTTGTTTTCATTACACTATTATTATTTTTATAATAATTTTTGCTGTGTTTTTGTCCACAAAGTTTACAAAAGGTTTGTAAACCATCTTTTCTTGTTTTATTTTTATTAAACTCACATAATTCTTTTTCTTCCTTACACTTACTACATATTTTCTTTTCCATAATGACTTTTAATTATAAATATGTTTAAAAGTCATAAAAGACTGTTGCATTACACCTGTTTGCTACGGGAGAATTTGTACGCCTGAAGGGAGTCGAACCCTCATAATTCTGGTTAAAAGCCAGTTCCGAATGCCTTTACGGGTACAGACGTATATAAATAAAAAATCCAAGTCGTTTCTGACTTGGATTATTAATTTAATTGAGAACAATTAAGATAATAGTCTAAGCCAACCCCTGTCAGGTTTTTTAGATTTCATTATTTTAATTGTTGTTTTCATTTTATTTTTTAATTTTTAGAGGATCTGGTCAGATTCGAACTGACGATACCTTTCGGTGGACAATTTTGCAGATTGCCGGTTTAAACCACTCACACCACAGATCCTTATTTTACCAATTTTCTATTCTTATTAATAGTTCTTCTAATGTTATTTCACTTTTATTATATTTCCTTTGGTTATCTAAATGTTTAACCAATTTACAGTTAGCTGGGTGTTTTATGATTTCAGGGTTCACCTTATTAATAAAACCGTCTTTAACACTATATAGATGATCTCTACTTACACCATTAATATTATTTCCTTTATTTTTTGGACTGTACCACCCAAATTCATCTACTAATTTAAAATCGAATTTATCGATAAATTGTTTAATGTCAAAATTAAATTCACATAAAGGTCTATATTGTTTATAATAGTTTGATTTACAGTTTTCACATGTTTTTTTATGTGGTTCATTAATATTTGGTTCTCCACAACTATTACAAAATCTATTATTTCTTCTACGATAATTTAATCTATTTAAGCTACTACCACTAACCCATTTACCATTATTACTACCTTTTAACTTATCCTTATGTTCTTCAGTTAATTCTCTACCAGTTAATTTTTGTTTTACCTTTTCATTTATTTCTTTTCTTTTTTCTTTTGTACTGAAAGAACATGCACATTTTCTTGAACAAAATCTTCCAGATCCAAAAGAACCATCTATTTCTATATTACAATTTTCACATGTTTTCATATTATATAAATATTCGAACTTACGTAAAAAGTTAAGACAGAGAAAATTTGTTAGAGTTGTTTATAGCTTTACCAAAAAAAGTTGATGTAACTCTTGACACCGCTTCTATCTAGTGGGCACAGGGGGAATCGAACCCGCTAAACGACTCATTGCAAGTGAGTGTGCCTGCCTTTGGCTTCTGGCCCATTTCTTGTTTAATTTAGTCTAACCCATAGTGGAATATGGTGAGTGATAGACTAAAAGTACTTATCCTTGTCACATCAAGAGTCCACCCAAATACTAGAAAGTAGATTTGGCTCTTTGTGTCCCTTAATTAGGACCTCCGTTACAAAGTTTCACCCGTTAGGGTTATTTAAGACCCGCTTATATTCAGTACGTCCCTATTCTTACTTAAACAAGATGAATAGTAATCTCCCCGAGGAGAATTTGAGATATTGTAGGAATCGAACCTACTTTAACCGTTATATCTTTCTTCCTAATTTCCACCCATCAGGGATTAAATCTCCCTTATGGATTTTTTTATTTTCTTTCTCATTGGTTATCCAATATGTCCCAAATTGTGAGTTACCACCCCCACTTTGTTTTATTGAATTCTTTTCACCAATCTTCTTTTTACTTTCTTCTTTATGCTTTTTACCTTCCCAATTTAAGGGTTGTCTTTTTTCCCTATTACCGTTTAGGTAACTTTTTTTTATACCGTAACTATGTTTTTTAACATAATCTTGATACCATTCAGTTTTTAATACTTTTTCTTCTTTCAATTTTCGTGTCAACCCAACTTTTCCACCTTTTTTAACACCTTCAACACTTATAAAACCTCCAGTACCACCAACTGTCAAATTTAAACATTCTTTTTTAAAAATCTCATTTAAATCAACTATTTCTTTCTCTCTTTCTTTCAATTCTACCCTATTGGGTAGAAATTCCAAGATTTCAAATTTAAAATTTTCTTTACCATATTTGTTTAAAGAACGTTTTAATCTTTTTCCACTCCCCATATAACCATCTTCAAGGTTATCTGTTGAATGCATTCCAATGTAGTATTTTCCGTTTATAAGATTTGTGGTCTTATAAATGTAATGATACTTTTTTTCTTTTCTTGCCATCTTTGTACTTTAATAATAAATATCATCAAAGTACAAAAACGACCCAGGAGTAGGTGACGGGAATCGAACCCGCTCTATTTCTGATTGGAAGTCAGATGCACCACCGTTTATGCGTCACCTACAATTTACGTGTTATCTTGGTTGATAGTGAGATTCGAACTCACGCTCGGGGCCACTAAATTGCAATGCTTTTGCCCCTGTGCTACCACTACACCACACCAACCCACTTCACACGACTTACTAAATGTGTCTACTCAGTCAACTACTAACTTTGTTACTCATTGTTGTCTCACTTTGTTAACCTGTTCGGACCTTTCTTCCGACTCACGCTTTTTATAGCTTTGCAATTTGTTATTAACAAACCTACTACAACAACTTTCCCTACGCCTCCATCTTCCTTTCATTCACACCTTTCGGTAGCGGTCCTGATGGGACTCGAACCCACATAACCCTGATAGACAGTCAGGTCGGCAACCTTTGCCTCCACAAGACCGAGTTTAACGTCCTGGTGGGACGGTTTTAATGTTGTCTCATTTTGCGATGACAGTAGGACTCGAACCTACACTTGGGACTCCTTCTCGGGCTGATTCCTAGTACAGTGGGTTCCCACCCCATGTACCGTCTTCCGATTAATCTCAGACTTTACAGCTTACATCATCATTTTGCGGACCATACGGGATTCGAACCCGTGACCTTCCGCGTGACAGGCGGATATTGTTACCAACTCTACTAATGGTCCTTTTTACTCTTGCGGTCTATACGAGACTCGAACTCGTTTCGTCTGCGTGACAGGCAGATATGTTAACCCATATACTAATAGACCTTTTGGTCGAGTAGGAGGGAATTGAACCCCCATGATGCCCAAGTCCCAAACTTGGTGGCTTACCTGATTAGCCCACTACTCGTTTTTAAAAATTCATTTCTATAACTTAAAACCTTATCTTCAACCACTTTTTTATATTCACTATGCCAATACTGATGGTGTGTTGGACACAAAGGTATTAAATTTTCTGGTTTATTGTTAAATTTATTATCATCAAAATGATGTACATCAACAATTTTAATTTTTTATAGATAGAGAATTATTCGTGGAATAAAGGCCCCAAGGCCACTTTCCCGTTTGTTTTATTTGCGGGAAAGATAAGAGTCGAACTTACGATGTAATTCCAACATCCGCTTCTACCTATTAATATTTTTAAAAGAACAGAGAATAACGAAAGAGTGTTTTTATTTTACACCCCCATTTTGTTTCCTTGTGGAGGTGCTGGGATTCGAACCCAGTTATTCAATTTAACAGATTGTTTTTTACCGATGTAACTCGTTTCTCCGCTTCTGTTCTTTTTATTTACTATGTCAATGAACTAATTTCTTGTACGCCTGATGGGAGTCGAACCCACATATCCTCGGGTAAGAGCCGAGTCCGAATGCCTTTACGGATACAGACGTGTTTGGTAAGAGTAGTGGGATTCGAACCCACACTAACCCCGAAGGGAACATGTTTTACAGACATGTGTCACTACCTAATGTGAACCTTACTCTCGTGGGCCAAATAGGAATCGAACCTACAAAGTCAAAGACAACAGTTTTACAGACTGTGGAGCTCACCACCTGCTCAATTGACCCAATTTAACTATAAACAAAAACCCCCACAACTTTTTTATCGGTTGTGGGGGTTTTTAAACTCTTATTCTCTAATTTATATTATGAGACAGAATTCGACATACCACAACCATTCAAGGTATCACAGCCTTTATCGGCTACTTTCCCTGCTTTCGGTGCGTTCGGTTGATATGTATAATTCTTTTTCATTTTGTTTCTTTTGTTTATAGTTTTTGGATTTTTATTGTAGAAGTAGCCCCGTTTGTATATCCTTCCTTTATTGGGCGGTTCCTTAAAATCCTTGTCAGAACCACAATCTATTTTGTGAACTACCCACCCACGCCAGAGGCGATAGGTTGGGCTTCATAGGTCGCAGACTCACCTAATGGTAACGCCTCACTATGTTTTTGTTTTGTGTCCGACTGCATCCCACAACCAGACAATATGTTTATTCCTTGCTTTAATATATTCTTTGCAGCGCTCCGTCATATAAATATACACAAAGTTAGTAAAGTTTTAATTAACTGTCAACGCTTTGTGTTAATTTTTTGTTAAGTTTTTTTATTTCTTAATTTTATGATACAAAGATATAACATTTTTCCATCTCTGTCAATACCTTTTTAGATATTTTTTTATTTTTTTTGTTTACAACTCTTACACCCACCTGAACCTGTTTTTGGCATTCTATTTGGTCCTCTACCTTCATTTAGTGATTGAACATCTTCTTTAAATGAGGCAAAATCACCACCTCTTATTTTATTGTAAACACCAAAACCTGTTGTCCAAATAAAACTACCACCTAATACATACTTAGCTATATATGGGTCAGTTTCGGTAAAGATACTAAAAAGAGAGTTAACTGACAAGTAAATTGCTGATGCAAACCAAATTACCAAACCAAAGGCAAAGGATAAGTTTATAAATTTTTTCATAAGTTGTGTACTGCTCTATCAAAGTTTATTGTTATTTCCATATCTGACATATCTCTATCCATTACTACTTCATGTCTCATTTCAGTAATTAACGCTCCATATAAATTCCAAGATTCTATTGTAATACCTGTTGGGTCTATTTTCTCTAATGTAATATTTCTTTTAGTGTCAGAAGCGTATGCCATACGACCTGTTAACATTTCAGCGTGAGACATCATCCATTCACGGAAATAATCTGGGTTACCATCAATAGTATCAATAATTTTGAATTTAATAGGATCCCAACTCTGACGACCAATAAAATAAGTTGATGGGTTCATATAAGGTATATCCTCAATTTGGGTTGATAAATGTATTCCCCCATCCATTCTTATATAGAATCTTTGTAAACCTTGTTCGGAAGAAACAGTTAATACCCACCTACTTCTCATAGTAGGTTCATAAGCAATAGGAATTGGTCTAAACAAGCTGTTATGAGTTCTTGTTAGTACTCCCATTGAATGTGGTTTTAACTTATTTTTAATCATATATAAAATATATATCTCTTAGGTAATTTTGTAAATGTGGAAATATTTATATTAAGATGAAAAGTTTAATTTCAGAAATCGTAAAAATCCAATTAGTCCGTGAGTTATTATCAGAAGGACGTGTTGAGGATGCTAAGGCTAAATTTCCTCAAGATGCCGACGTTATTGATTACTTTGTAAGTCAAGATCCATCAGGTAATAACAAATACTTGAATTGGGAAATGAAGGTGTATAAACAATTACCACCTGAAGCTCCAGCTGACTTAAAAGAAAGACACAAAGAGTTGATTGCAAATCTAATTAAAGGTTTCCATCAACATGCTCCAAGACTTCAAATGAGAGATATCAACCAATATAAAACATTGGGTGATTTAAATACAGCTGTTAGTCCTTTAATTAAGGCATCAGAAGAAAAAGCGGCAGCTAAATTACAACAAGAAGAAGGTAGTCGTAAACTATACGAAGATTCTGATTGGTTAATGTTAATACCTTTAACACATCAAGCTTCATGTAAGTATGGTGCTAATACACAATGGTGTGTTGCTTCTCGTGATACTGATACACATTTTAAATATTACACTAGAGACGGTTTACTTATATTCTTAATCCATAAAAAATCAAACAATAAATTTGCGTTCTATCAAGACTTATTTGAAGGTGATGGGGTAGAAATTTATAACCCAATCGATAATAATATTAGTTGGGATTATGGTATTGATGGTAGTGTTGAAAACTTCTTAAGGGGTTTGGTGAAAGGCAAATTAGAGACTTATTTACAAGATGATTATGACGATTGGGATGAAGAAGAATTTGAAATAACATTTAATACTCGTACCGGTCAAAGACAAAGATGGGCTTACGATGAGGATGATTTAGCTAATACTTTAATTAGTATCGTTATGGAACATTACTTAGGGAGAGGAAGTGGTAGAAATGGTTTTCAAAAATATAAAGATGTACTTAGAGTTTTTGGTTTAACATTAGAGCTCGAAGGTAAGACTCAAGCATCTCCTTTCACAATTAAAGATGAAACTGGTGAATTTTCGTTTACAAATGATAATCGTCCGTTTAATGGTTTCGCTAGAAATGGTGGTATAAATAATATGTTAGAAAATTATTTATTTGACAGATATGAAGAGAGTGATTATGTAGAATTTGTAGAATGGTTAAGAGGTAAAGTTAGTCCAAATGGTTTAAATATTGAAATTGTAGGTCCAGGTTTTAACGATAATGATAAGAAAAAAGGTGAAAGTAAAAATGTCGACCCTAACAACATCATGTCTAACGATCAATACAAAGGTATTTTAAAGGCCTATGAAAGTTATTTAAATATAGCTGAAGAAGAAATTAAAGCTAGACAAAAAGAAGCTGTAGATAAATTCTTTAGCAGGAATAGTCTTACATTAGAAGGTTACGAAAAATTTGATACTTGTGCAAATATGGATACTATCTACAATTCATTACAATCCTTACCAAACACAAAAACAACACTTGTTCAGTTATTAAGACATAGAGGACAATTAAAAGGTAGATTACCAAGAAATTGGCCAAAGGCGGAACAAAGGTTACCTTTAAATGCTGCTGATACAAGATATATTGTTAATCATTGTATGAGAGAGGTTGCTGGTAATGTACATCCTGCGAATATCCAGTTACTAAATACGGTTCAAGTTAAATCAAGAATTAAAACTAAAACTGGTAAAGAAAGAGTTGTAACAAAAACTTTAAGTACTATATACAATGAACTTGACAGAGAAGGTGTGAGAATAGAAAATGGATATGAAGGTCTACTCAGAATGTTAATCGATAGAGAAAAAGCTAAACAAAAAAACCCTTAAGAGATTAAGGGTTTTTTGTTAATAGGATTCTATCAATACCTAAGGCAAATCCAACACCACCATCATACTCACCACCACCACAAACTTGTTTTTGAGCCCCTAATTCGGGACAGGCTATCTCAAAACCTTTACCACCTTTGTAGTAATCCAAACCTCTTGTAACATCCGTATCAATAATACAAGGTCTATCCCCCATTAATTCTAAAGCCAATCCTTGTAGATAGGTCATATAATCTTTAGATGGGTTTAAGATTTCAACACCTAATTGGGTGAATTCTCTGTAACGACCTTCTTGTGGTTTCTCACCTCTGAAACATTCTGCTACATAAAAGACTTTTACATCTTTCTTATATTTAAATGTGGTTTTAGATAATTGTTGAACAACTGCGGTATATTCAGGTGCAAGACAAATATCTCTATCACCCCTATCTTTAAAGTTGAACATCATGTTGGTATTTTCTTGACCAACCTTACTTTTGAAAATTTCTTGGTATTGGATTATTGGGATTTGAATTTCAACAAACCCATCTCTTTTAAGGACTTCAATCATCTTATTGATTAAGTCTCTTTTTTCATTTCCTAATAGGATTCGAGTACCTTTATAACAGGTCTCTTTAATTGATTCCATCGTGAACTACCCACCCACAGCAAAGCTGATGGGATGGGCTTCATGAGTCATCACTCCGAGTAACCTCGGCAGTTCGTCATGATTTTTCCTGTCAGTTCCTGACAAGATATTTCTTAAACTAAAATTCTTTATATTTATTGCTGCATTTATATCTCTATCGTGATGCGTCCCACAATTACTGCATATCCATAACATCATATATAAATATGTAGAAAAATGAAAAAGTTTAAAATTATTTGTTTTAATTTTAAAATTTCATCTTTCATAATATTATTTTATAATAAATATCACAAAAGGTTCGAAACATCTAAAAAAATTCGAACTCTAAATTAAATATTTCAAAGAACTTGCGCGCCCTGTAGGATTCGAACCCACATCTAACAGTTTTGGAGGCTGTTATCCTTCCCAGAGGATCTAGGACGCTTGTATTTCAAAAAATTTACCACATTGATTACATAGAACATCTTCTATCGGTAAATCTTTCTTACTGTAATCATAATTGAAATGAAAATTTTCTTTTTCACCACAATTAGGACAAACTATTTCATTCTCATTCTCTTTCATTTTATTTTTCTTCCCAATTTCCAACCATCAGGAATTATTTCATCTTTTTTAATCTTTTTATTTTCTTTTCCATTTGTTATCCAACAAGTTCCAAATTGTGAATTACTTTCACCTTTTTGTTTTATTGAATTAGTTTCACCAATTTTCTTTTTAGTTTCTTCTGTATGTTGTAACCCAGTCCAACTAAGATTACCTATTTTACTATCACTTAATTTTTTACTGAAGTTATTACGCCATTCATCATTATTTTCCCATAACCATTTTTTCCTTTCAACAATTTTATCCTTGTTAGAGATGAACATAGTTACGGCTTTATTAAGAAATTTAATTCTATGTTCTTCATTAACAAATCCACCCTCACCACCAAGTTTTAAATTCATTGATAGAGAATCTTGAATTAATTTCTCATTCACCAATTCTTTTTCCCTTTCTTTTAAAGAGACTCTATTTGGTAAAAATTCAAGAATTTCAAACTTAAAGTTTTCTTTTCCATATTTCTTCAAAGAACGTCTTAATCTTTTACCACTACCCATATAGCCATCTTCAAGGTTATCTGTGCTGTGCATTCCTATATAATACTTCCCATTTTTAAGATTTGTGGTCTTATAAATGTAATGATACTTTTTTTCTTTTCTTGCCATTTCTGTCTTTTAATAATAAATATTATTAAAGTACAAAAACGACCCCAGGTTGTGACGGTGAGAGTCGAACTCACGATTTCCTCCTTATCAGAGAGGTGCCTTAACCAACTTGGCCACGTCACAATTTTAGTAGGCTAACCAAGACTCGAACTTGGTTTTCAATCTTATCAGGATTGTGTGCTAACCCATCTACTATAAGCCCATTTGCGGGGGAGGAAGGGATCGAACCTACGACCTTAGAGTTAACAGCTCTCTGCTCTACCACTGAGCTACACCCCCGTGTTGCCTGTTCCCGTTTCCAGTTAGAGGACTTTGGCCAGTGTTTTGTGCGTGGGAACCACAGGCGATTTAACCACACCTTTACCTCTTCTTACGAAGAATATCAAGGATTTTCCGCGGGAATGGTAGGGATCGAACCTACGACCTTTTGCTTAACAGGCAACTGCTAAAACTACCACTGAGCTACACTCCCATTTTGCGGGTCCAGTGGGACTTGAACCCACATCTTACTACTTAACAGGTAGCCGTTTTCACATTAATAGCTACTAGTCAATTTATTTTTCTTCCCAATTTCCATCCATCAGGGATTAAATCCCCTCGATGAATTTTTTTATTTTCTTTTCCGTTTGTTATCCAACAAGTTCCATAAGATGGATTATTTTCACCTTCATACTTTCCCTTTTTAACTTCACTCATTTTAATTTTACTTTCAATGGTGTGAAATTTCCCTTTCCAATTCGGTAAAACCTTTTTTCTACCCTTTTCATATGCCAACTTATGTCCGTTTGACTTGTTTTCTCTAACCTTTTCAACCCAATCGGGGTTGGTTTCTCTAAGAATTCTTTGTTTGTTGTTAGATTTCTTAGCATTTTCTTTTTGTTGTTCTAATGAAAAACCACCCTCACCTCCGATAGTTAAATTCATCGATAAAGAGTCTTTAATTAATTCTTCATTTACCAACTCTTTCTCTCTTTCTTTTAACGAAAGCCTATCAGGTAGAAATTCTAAGATTTCAAACTTAAAATTTTCTTTTCCATACTTATTCAAAGAACGTCTTAATCTCTTGCCAGAACCCAGATAACCATCTTCAAGGTTATCCGTGCTGTGCATTCCAACATAATATTTTCCATTTTTAAGATTTGTGGTCTTATAAATGTAATGGTATTTTTTACTCTTTCTTGCCATAATTGTACTTTAATAATAAATATCATCAAAGTACAAAAACGACCCCGGGGTGATAGACGGGGATTGAACCCGCACGTTCAGTAAAGAACACTTGTTTCACAGACAAGCTCGGCTAACCAATATCCGACTCTAACACCATGTTGCGGAGAGTATAGGAATCCAACCCTGTCCTTGTAGACCGCCTCTGTTTTCAAGACAGATTGTACCAGCAGGTACGCTACCCTCCAAATTTATTTTCAATATGTCAAAAAACAAAAAACCCACCGTCAGTATCATGAGGTGGGTTTCAATTTATTTTGTATTATCTTTACTCTTATGTCGTAAGATTAGACAAAACACACCTCATATAGTCCGAACTATTAATTCGGTTGCTATTACTATTCGATATGTGATGCCAATTTTTCATTGTTGTAATTTCTATTTGTTTATAAATATGATACAAAGATACAAAAGTTTTATGACTTGTCAAGTATTTTTTTAATTTTCTTCTGTTTTTTCTTCAGTTGGTTTATTTAATTCGTCAATCATCTTTTTAACTTCAGCCGCCTTCTCATACTTTTCTTGTTCTACCAAGTATTCTAAGGATTTTTGAAGTTTGGCTAATTTAAGTTTTTTAACCTCTTCTGGGTTAACTTTTTTGGTATTTCTTTCTCTCATTCTTCCAAAAAATTCAGCTAATTCGTCAGGTACTTCGGTGTTATCACCAAAAGAAGAAGAACGACTAAAAGATGTGAAAGACATTGAACCATCTGGGGATGTCCAATTTTTTGTTTCCCACTCACCATTTTCATCTTCACCCTTTTCAATATCCATTTCATCTTCAGGGATATTGAAATCGTTTGTTAGGTTCTCTCTGAAATCATCCATACGAGGATCGTTTAATGGGATAAATCTAAATTTCAAAGGACTATCACCATCACGTCTACGTGATGAAATTAGACGCATCAATTCTTCTAAATCGGAACGAAATCTATTATAGTCTCTTTTGAATTCTCTATCATTCATCATGTTATTGAATTCTTCCCAACGGCGTTTAAAATCTTCTCCTTCGTTACCGAATTCGTCATTAAAATCATCGTCATTATTATTAAATTTTGCCATAATATTCTTTTTTATATAAATATCGTTATTAAAACCTTTTTTGTCAAGTAGCAACATAAAAAAGGGACCGAAGTCCCTTTTATTATTTCAATACGGTAACATGACCGACTAAAGTGTGATGTTTAACGTTATCTTTTTCTTTAGCGTGAACCTTCCAAATATAAACACCGTCTTGAACTGTCTTACCTAGATAAGTTGCATCCCAAGGTGTTCCTGATGTTGTTGAATAATAAATCATTTCACCCCATCTATTGAATATCCAAAACTCATAGAAATCATAACCTGTAACTACAGGTGTGAATGTATCATTTTTACCATCACTATTAGGTGTAAAAATGTTAGGTATGTAAATTGAGAATACGTCACTAACATAAACAGTTCCATATGTGGTATCTGTACAACCATTTTGTGTTGTTACAATTAATTGTACGGTGAATGTACCTGTATCACCATAAACATGAGTTGGTGACATGACGTTAGTCGTCATAGAACCATCACCAAAATTCCATTGGTAAGAGCCGGCTGAACTTATATTATTAAAAGTTACTAAAGGTTCTAAAATATTCACAATAGGTGGAGTTACTGTAAATGATGCTATCGGATTAGGATAAACATTTGTTACCACACCACCAGAAGTTCCCACACAACCATTAACATCTGTTACAGATAGAGTTGATGTGTAAGTACCTTGAATAGGGAATGTTTGTGTTACAACACAACTATTAGTAGGTACACCATTAATTGTCCAAACACAATTAGAAACACCAGGTGTTGTATTTGTATAAGTTACTGTTAATGGTTGACAACCTGATAAAGGTGTTGTTGAAAATGTTACATTTGGATTTGGGTTAACCGTTACTGTGACAGTAGATGTAATATTTGGGCTACATCCGTCTGAAATTGTAACTACATAAGTTGTTGTATTAGTAGGATTAACATTGATTGTTTGTCCACTTCCACCAGGTACCCATGTGAAATTATAAGGTCCACCATCACCACCACTAGCCGTAGCTGTAAGTGTTGTTGAACTACCTGCACATATTGTAGAAGGTGATGCTGAAGTCCCACCCGTTAATGGTGGGTTAACATTAACTGTGACCGAACCATTGATGTTACAACCGTTAGCATCAGTTACTTGAACTGTGTAGGTTGTTGTTGTTAAAGGTGAAACACTTGTATTTTGTGTTGTAGCACCGTTAGTCCAAAGATATGTGTAAGGTCCTGTACCACCTGTTGGGTTAGATGTTAAATTGGATGATTGCCCAATACAAATGGTAGGTGGTGTGGCTATTGGGTTTATTGTTAAAGCTGAAGGTTGTGTTACAGTTAAGTTTGTTAAATTTAATGTACAACCGTTAACATCGGTTACTATTACTGAATAAGTCCCAGCTGTTAAACCCGTTAATGGGTTAGTTGTACCACCATTAGACCATAAGTAAGTATAAGGTCCTGTACCACCTGCCACAACTAAAGTAATCTGACCATTACTACCGCCGTTACAAGTTACATTTGTAATCACAGGTGTTGCTGTAATTGATGTAGGTTGTGTTAATGTTGTTGTAACGTTTGATGTACATCCGTTAACATCGGTTACAACTATTGTATAACTACCAGTACCTAAACCTGTAAACGTTGGTGATACTTGATTAGGTCCTGAATTGATTGAGTAAAGGTAAGAACCTGTTCCACCATTACCGTTAACTGTGATAGATCCATTTGTACCACCAAAACAAGTTGGGTTAGTTGATGAACCTACAGTTAATGTGAGTGCGGTAGATTGTGTAATATTTGCTGAACTAACTACAGTACATCCGTTAAAATCTGTTACAGTAACGTTATAAGTTCCTGCAATTAAATTTATTGCTGTAGGTGTTGTCTGTATTGGAGTAGTGTTCCATGAATAAGTGTAAGGACCAACACCACCATTAGGGGTGACATTAGCTGAACCGTTGTTTCCACCGTTACAGTTAACATTTGTTGTTGTAATTGCTGCGGTTAACTGAGTTGGTTGGGTAATAATAACGGTTGCTGTTGCTGTACAACCAGCACTTGTTACTGTTACTGTGTAGGTTCCTGCAACTAAACCTGTTGCTGTTTGTGTAGTTTGTCCATTAGACCATAAGTAAGTATAAGGTCCTGCACCTACACCTGTGGCTGTTGCTGAACCGTTGTTTCCACCAAAACAAGAAACGTTAGTACCTGTAGCTGAAGCTGTTATTGAACCTGTAGAAGATATGGTTGTTGTTGCTGTAGTCGTACAACCACCAACACCTGTTACAGTTACAGTATAAACACCAACCCCTAAACCTGTTGCTGTTTGAGTTGTTTGACCATTAGACCATAAGTAAGTATAAGGTCCAACACCACCCGATGGGTTTGCTGTAGCTGAACCATTTAGTAAACCACAAGTTGCTGATACAGTTGTTGTTGTTATGGTTATTGGTGTAGGTTGTGTAATTGTCACAGTATTAGTGACCGTACACCCTGTAGCACTTGTTACGGTTACAGTATAAGTACCCACAACTAAACCTGTTGCTATTGGTGTAGTTTGACCGTTAGACCATAAGTAGGTATATGGGCCTACACTTCCTGTTGGGTTAACAGTTGCTGAACCATTGTTTCCACCATTACATGTTACATTAGTTGATGTAATAGGTGCTGTCATTGCCGGTGGGTTAATAAGTGTTACTGTTGCTGTAGACACACAACTATTATTATCGGTTACAGTTACGGTATAAGTACCTGCAACTAAACCTGTTGCTGTTTGTGTGGTTTGGCCATTAGACCAAAGATATGTAAAAGGTGCTGTACCTGTAGGTGTTACCGTAGCCGTACCATTATTACCACCATTACAGGTTGGGTTGGTACCGACTGCCGTTGCGTTACAACAAGCTAATACGGCTGAGAATTGGAAATTAGGGTCACCTTGACAAGCAATAGAACTCCAAGAACCTGATTCACCATCACCCGATGTATTAATTGTAAAATTTAAGTTTGTATTTGAACCTGTACAAACGGCATCTGTTTGAATTGACCAACAGAAATTCCAGTTTGGTGTAGAACAGTTATCACCAAAGTTATTGCCGGGATTAGCATCCACAGGTGTATTGTGGTTATACCCAAATCCAGGTCCCCAAGTTGTACTTGTAGCTGAACTTGTCCAAGAGTTATACCAATTCCATGTACCACTACCTGAACAAGAAGCGGGTGGATTAGATACTATAGTTGCTGGATTCCAACCAGCACCGAAGTTAAATGTAACACCGTGTAACCAATTGGAACTAACTTGTGTGTATTGTGTAATATTATAACAAAAGTTAACAGTAGTACCAGGTAGGTATGTACCATTAACAGGTGCGGGTGATACAGTTAAATTACCAACCTGTAAACAGTTATTACAATCGTTGGTTGCTTGAACTGATAAATTAAAATTACCTGCTGACGATATATTCATACCACTTACTTGGATATAATAAACTTGTCCAGGTGTTAAAGGTTGGAATAGTGCGGTATTATTACCTCCTGCAGTACCATTATTGTCACAACCAACACCAACTAAACCACCACAAGAACCCGTCCATAGTGTTATAGCTGGACTTTGTAGTACAGGTGCGGTACCAGGTGTAATGTTAATATTAACTTGATTACCCGATGCTGTAAATCTATACCATACATCCAATGCAGGACCAGGTTGGTTACCACCTGTTTGACAACCAAGTAGGGTTGTATATGGTGATGGGGCTGTAGCTCCAATGTTTGTTTGGTTGGTTACGTTCACTGCTGTACCAACACCCGATGGACATGCTGCAGGGTTGGGTAGTGTTCCCAAATTTGTTGCCGTACTACAGTTATCGTTAGCTGGGACTTGAGCCCAAGTAAACAAACTTGATAGTAGGAAGGTTGTTATTAATAAGATTTTTTTCATGTTTTTTATTTTTCTACGTGGTTATATAATGCAATAAGATACCCTTCATTTGTTATCATAAATGTAGGTTTCGTGTATTTTGGATCACGATTGTCAGAATAGTTAGAAGGGTCGATATTATAACCTTTGATAAACAATTCTTGTGCAGATAAAAGTTCTACTTTCATTCCATTAGAGAATGTGATTGTATCACGTTTAGTTTTTAATCTAAACGATTCTAAATCAGCAGAATCAAGAGTTTTTTGATAAAGAGGACCTTTATCGATTTCAGATGAAGTGATTAATTCACCCCATATAATGTTATATGACTTGTTTGTTTGTGCTTTTATTTGTGTCATACAAGTCAGAGACAACACAAATAAAAGGGTCTTTAAATGTTTCATATTAGAAATTTAAGTAATTAAGTTGTTTTAGTGCTGTCTATAAATATAGGTAACCCACGCCTTTAAATCAACTGAAAAAACAGGGATTTAGTGAAACATATCTATAAATGAGTGGGCAAAAAAAAAGGACGTTATAAACGTCCTTTAATTTCCTCTATCTCCCAGAGGGTTAACCACTTACCATTCCAAAGTTTTCGCCCCGTAGGGACAACTTCGATGGTCCATTCGGAAAAGTCCGATAAACGGGTTTGGCAATATTGCCGTTTTGTACTTCTATTGACATTTTGTATAAATTTTAAACATTAGTAATTCTATTGAACATTGGGGAACGGCAACATCGCCAAGCCTGAATCCGTTATCGGCAACCTTAAAGACGAGCATCTTCGTCTATTTGAATTACCGTATTCCCATCAACTAAATGGACTTCTTCTTTCTTTAACGCCATTTCATTGCCTGTATCGTATGTTCTTTCTAAAAAACATTCACGATTTAAAATATAATGATATTTGCCATCGTTTGAATAGTGATAAGTTCCAGTAACAAATTCACCTGTTGAAACTAATTTTGCTTTGAATAATACTTTCATTGTTTTATATTTTAAAAGTTAATAATTCGATTA